TCGGTGCTTCAACTGAGTCTGACCTGAAATGGCGAATTTTCAGGTCTGGTTTCGACTGAACAACGGCGAATGGAACGGCAGCCCGTCCGCCGATCCGGTTGCCAACGTTGGCGGCATCGACATTTCGGCGATGGCTGGCACCACGATGTTCCCGACAGTCCAGGCGACCGGCGATGCCGGGATCACCTGTAATTTCGGCGCGACGGGGTTTTCATTCTCCGTTCCCTCTGGATACACCGCCGGCTGGCCGCATGTCGGCGGCGGCTTCACCACGCTCGATCCGACCAAGCTCTATGGCAGTGCGTCGATAAGCGGAGCGGACCTTGCTTGCTCCTTTCCGACTGCTGCCGGAATGGCGCAGGCGGTCGATGGCTACGCGACCGGCCAATACTATTTCGAGTTGGTCAATCCAACGGCTGATATCTTCTCAGCCTGGTGGGGTGGCGGCGTCGCTGCCAATTTCGCGGCCGGCGGCAATTATAATTACTGGATGGTCGGCGCCGCATTCAGCGGGTCCAGCAATCTGGGCGGCGCGCAAGTATCCGGCCAGGGCCTCGCGCACGAACTTTCGTCCTTGATAGCGCTTGGATCGGCGGTTGTCCGGGATGTGTTCGACTTCGCGGCTGGAGTGGGAAACGTCGTTGGTGTCGCGGTATTCCTGACGGCGATCCCCTTACAGCCGGGTGTTCCAGCCCCATTCTGCGGCGACACGCATACCACCTCCAGCTTTACAGCCTCCTGGACACCGGCCGGCGCCGCGGCGACATCCTACACGTTGGATTATCGCAAGGTGCTCGATGTCTCCTTCACTGAGATAACGGGGATTACCGGGACCAGTCAGGTTATTACCGGCCTTGACCGGGGCACTGCCTATGAGTTCAAGGTCAATGCCATCAATGGCGCGGGTGACAGCGGCTTTTCTGCCCTCACGCAATGCTCTACCAGCACGGTTTTCGCGCCCGTCAGCGCCGGGGCCACGCTCTGCGGCTGGCGCGGCCTGTGCGGCATCAACTGGCACGGCATGGCACTTGTGGGCGACAAGTTCAGCAACGTCATCGGCCTGTCGGACTTCACCATTTTCAAGGAATACAGCAACCCGATGCGGATGCTGGTGACATCCCCCCCGATGCACGATGACCGCAAGCGCATCTTCGTTCCGAGGTTCGAAATCGAGGTTGAGGCAGGGCTCGGACTTCCCAACGCCCCGGAGACCGCCCCAATCATGGTGCTCGACATATCGAAGGACGGCGGCGTGACGTGGCAACCGATGCAGAAATTCCGTTCCATGGGAGCCGCCGGGGAGTATCGCAAGCGCTTGCGGTGGCTGGCGCTTGGTCACGCCAGGCAGTGGATATTCCGGCTCACCTATTCGGACGCGGCACGGCCTGCCATTATCGGCGCCTATGGAGATTTCAATAAGGGGCTCGGTTAATGGCAGTCCTCACCACCAGCGGAACCTACACCTACTCAGCATCGGCGATCAGCCTTCTGACGGCGGCGCTCCGTATTTGTCAGGCCATCGGAGAGGATGAGACGCCCGCTGGCGTCGAACTTCAAAATGGCCTCGACGCGTTCAATCTTCTGGTCAAAAACATCCAGGTCTCTGGCGCGCATGTCTGGATCCAGGAGGAGGCAATTCTGTTCCTGCAACCGGGGCAGTCGCGCTATCAGCTTGGCGCCGGTAGTCCTGATAACGCGTGCCTGTTCGCTGATCTCACGACGACCTCGATCACGGTCAATTCGACAGGCACCACAGCGACCGTCGCCTCGATTGCAGGGATCAACAGCGGCGACACGATCGGCATTCAACTCGACGTCGGCTCGATCTTCTGGACCACCGTAGACGGCGCTCCATCGGGAGCAACCATCACGCTGACCGCCGCACTTCCTTCGCAGGCTTCATTGACCAATCTGGTCTTCGACTTTGCCGCGCCGTTATCCAGACCGCTGAAAGTGCGCGGCGCGCGGCGCTTCACATATGCGACGCAGTCCGAGACGCCCTTGATCCCGATGACGCGGCTCGATTACGCGAACCTGTCGACGAAACAAGCGACCGGCATCGTTCAGAACTTCTTCTTCGATCCGCAGACTGGCCAGGGTGCCTACGCCAATTTGATCGCGGTCATGAGTTTTTACCCGGCGGCGCTCAACGACACGATGGCTGTTCGGTTCACCGCGCAACGGCCGATCCAGGACTTCGCCACGCTCGCCAACATCCCGGACTTCCCGGCGGAGTGGTTGGCCGCGCTCAAATGGATGCTCGCCGCCGAGATCGGGCCCGAGTATGGGGTTCCCCCTACGATCATGGAGATCATCAAGGGGCAGGCCGGGCCGAAGCTGGAGATGCTGATTGCCTGGGATAAAGAGGATACCGGGACCAGCACGCTGCCATTCGTCCAGCCGGTCTATCAACTGATCGCACGCGCGTTGCGAATCTGTAACGCCATCGGGCCGCAGGACGTCCCCGCGCTTGGCCTGGTGAACAACGGCATTATCGCGCTGAACGCGTTGATCCAACAATGGCAGGCCAGCGACATCCATGTTTGGTGTGAGGAAGAGGCGATCCTTTTCCCTCAGCCAGCGCAACCGCGCTATTCCATAAGCAGCGCCAGCACTGATCATGCCACGTTGTTCAACACGCTCATTCAGACCACGCTGGCGGTCACCGCGGCGGCCGGCGCCGGGACGATCACACTCACGTCCGCCTCCGGCGTGCAGAGCGGGGACAACATTGGGATCCAGCTCGACCTGGGTACGAATTTCTGGACAACCGTGAACGGTGCGCCGGCGGGTAATGTCGTGACGCTTACGAACTCGGTCCCGTCTCAGGCCAGCGCGCCGGCGATCGTCTTCGACTACACGACGCCGTTGATCCGGCCGCTCCGGGTCTACGGCGGCAGACGATACAATTATCTGAGCCGGATCGACACGCCGATGCAGATGTGGGCGCGGCTCGATTATCAGCAGCAACCGAACAAGAACACGACCGGCGTGCAAACGGCCTTCTTCTACGATCCGCAGACCTCGCCAACGCCGTTTGGCTCATCTCAGCTTGGCTCAGCACTGCTCAACCTATGGCCGAGCCCGTCGAATAATCAGTTCGGGTTCCGGTTCACAGCCCAGAGGCCGATCGCGCTGCTGACGGACCTTACCTCTAGCGCGGATTTCCCGGTCGAATGGCAGAACGCCATTGCCTTCAACCTGGCACTCGAACTCTGGCCGGAGTACGGAAAGGAACCTGAGACCGGCGTCGGTTATGGCGCGATGGCACGGATCAGCGCATTCCAGGCAGTGGGGATGCAGGCGGCCGAAAAGCTCCGCATGGCCCAGGGATGGGATCGGGAACCTGAGTCGGTAATGTTCGGGGTTGCCATGTACCCCGGCGCGCGGCGAGGATAGGCCATGGCTGAACTTCAGTTCGCAGCCCAGAGTTATCAGGCCAGAAGCATGCAACTGCTCGCGCAGCAGTGCATGAACGCCTTCGTCGAGCCGACACCGAAAGAAGGCAAGACCCAAATGCCGATCTATGGCATTCCCGGGCTCAACCTGTTCTCTCGGTTCGGCAACGGGCCAGTGCAGCAGATGCACATCATGCTGGATACCCTGTATGCGATATCTGGCGGGGAGCTTTGGTCCATCAATTACTCCGACGCGCTCAATGCCCCGGCGGGCACGTCGGTGCCGGCAACATTCTGGGGCGAGACGTCGATTGGAGGACTCTATGTTTCCATGGCGGACAATGCCAACCAGTTAGTCATGGTCGATGGCGACGTGGCCTGGATCTTTCAGTGGGGCGGTCTCAATCAGGTGACGACGGCGACTCAGGAAGCTGGCGCCACTTTCGTCGAAGCGAATATCATAGGGACGATTACCAGCGGCGACACGATCTTCATAGCACTCGACAGCGGCGCGACGTTGACCACGACGGCAACAGTGACTGTGGGACCGTTGGATCTCGGTATCGCGTTTGCTGATCCGCTTCCGGCAGTCCTCACCGCGGGCGCCATTATCATCGATCCGTCCAATACGCTGGCGGCGATCACCGCTCCGTCCTTCCAGCCGGCGACAACGGTTCGCTACTTCGACGGTTATTTCGTCTTCAGTGCGAAGAACACTCGGCAGTTCTTTCTGTCTTCGATTAACGATGGAACGCAATATTCTGGTTTGGACTTCGCTACCGCCAGTTCGGGCAGCGATTTCATTCAGGCCGTGGAGATATATCATGAGCAGTTGCTGTTGTTTTGCCGGACCTATACGGAAATCTGGTGGGACTCGGGAGCCGTGACATTCCCGTTTCTGCGGTATGACGCAGCGCAAATTGCCCGTGGTCTGGCGTCGCCCTATGCGGTGTGCTCAGAGGACAATACGGTTTTCTGGATCGGCGAAGATGGGATCTCCTACCGCCTGAATGGGTTTCAGCCCACGCGAATAAGCACCTTTGCGATGGAGCACGCATGGGCACAATATCCATTGAAGTTCAACGACGTCAGCATGTTCGTTCTCGACCAGGAGGGACATAAATTCGTGGTTTGCAATTTCTTCAGTGGATGCGCCACATGGGTGTACGACATCGGAAGCACCCTTTGGCATGAACGACAGAGCTTCGGGACGCCCTGGGTTTAGATGGGGAGCCACTTAAAATGTCTGGTAGCAGCAAAAACAGTTCCGTAGCGCCCACCAAACTCACACCGATGGCGATGGATCAGCCGATCGGTCAGACTGGCGACGGCCAACCGATCCTTGCGACCAGTTATTTCGGCCAGGTGATAACGCGGATACTGGCGTACCTCGGACAGCCCGCGCCGGCCAGTGCGAGTGGCGGCGGCGGCAGCGGAGGCAACAATCTAACCATATCGGAACAGATCAGCCAACTTAATACCTCGATAACCGTGCTCCAGGCTGCTGGATCTTCATCATCCGGGATGTCCGGTCGCATATCGGGGATCGAGGAGGCCCTTCAAAAAATCCGGCCCTGGGTTCCATCCGCGCCAGCCATGCCGGGCGCCGCGGGAGCGGCTGGACTGACAGGACTGCGCGGGGCACCTGGACTACCTGGATCAAACGGCCTGCCCGGGCCGCCAGGACAACCCTCCGAGTGGAGCGGTGGGACGGTGTCGGCAGTCGGCACATCGCTCGCCATCACCTCCGGGACCATCAACCTCGGCACTGTGGCGGCCGGAAACATCCTGGGTAACTCAGGCAGCGTGGGGGCAATACCAACAGCAACGGCGATCGGAGCCAATCTGACGATCGCGGCAGGAACCCTGAGTGCCAGCGCGGGAGGGTCGACAACGACGATAATCGCTGGATCGAACCTCAATGTTGGCGCGGGGCCGGGTGGGACGATAACGACCAGCGGAACCCTCAATCTACAGAACTCGCCGACGATCTCAGTGTCCTCGACGTTCCCGATGGTCCTGGACGGCGGAACGGTTGTCTCCGCAAGCCCCTTGCCGAGCGGGACGCTTCTGCAACTGAGCAATATCAACGGCCAAAACACACGTATTCTGCTTGATGCTTTCGGCCACAATTCCGGGCGACTTTCCTCCCGTCAGGCAAATGGGACCAGTAGCGTTCCGCTCGCGAGCTCTTCTGGATATGCCAATTGGACTGCGGACGGGCTGGCGTTCGACGGCACGAATTACGTTGCAAATGCGAGTATAACCTTTTTAACGGCCGAGAACATTACGCCCACGGCAAATGGCGGCCAGATGCAATTTGCGGTTTCACAAATCGGATCTGTTACTTCTGTGACCCCTCTTACTATCGTGGGTAATGCGAATGGCGTTGTGCTTGTGGGTAATGGCGCGACGGTATCAGGGACCGACGTACTTCAGGTCACCGGTGGAACGGCAACCGATACGCTCATCCTGAATTCAGCGACTGTCCTCCCGGTCCTGACAGGCACCACGGGCAGCATCGGGGGTTCGGCTCTTCTCGCTGGCCAGGACGCAACGGGGACGGTGGCCATCGCCGGGGTCACAACGGCCATGGCGGTAGATGCGTCGCCGGTCACCTATCCTGGGGCCGGGGTGTTCTGGAACGGCTACGTGTCGTCGGCGGGAACGGTCACGGTTGCCGTGGGAGCGGCCATAGCGCTGACTCCTGCGGCCTCGAATTATAACATTCGCGTTACTCAGTGAGCGGCGACATCTGCCGCGGATGCGGATAACTTGCGGGAGTGAGTGTTTTCCTGTTACCTGCGTAATGCGGGCCCAGAAGCGCCTCCCATCGAGCAACAGGATGTGGAATTCGCATGGCATCGCCGGTTCAGCAGATCATCGAGACCCAACAGCTCGGCAGCAGCGCCGGGCTGCTTTACACATCCCCATCGAACGTCTGGACGCAGATCATCGCATTGACCGCGGTGAACACGGACACGGCGACCCGCACGATTACGCTCTACATCGTGCCAAGCGGTGGATCGGCCGGCGCACCGACCGAAAGCACGCCTCCTCGCGCGCTCCTCGCCGGCGGCGGCTACAATGGCCAGAACGAGTATGGGATGGTCCTCAATCCCGGTGACGCGATATGGGGCGTTGCCGACACCGCGGCGAAGGTGAACGTATTCGCCTCTGGCCTGTTGAACGTGTCCTGAGATGGGGCATTTCACCCTCATCGCCAAGGATATAGACGTCGCGCCATTGCTGGCCGAGATCGACGCCAATCCTGGACTCTGGAATGACCGTCCAGAGCGGCGTGCGGGCAATTCGCCGCATCGGGAGACATCGGACCTCTGGATCCGGTATGCCAGCAAAGAAGAGATGCGCGGGCCGGGATTTATGCAACGGGAACACCAATCGGTCTGGTGGCCGGCCTTTCATGTGCTCCTTTCGCTACCGTCCATAATCGTGCAGTTCATGCGATTGGTGAGTCCGGTGCGAACCGGCGGCATCCTGATGACCCGCATCCCGCCCGGTTGCCAGGTCTATCCGCATGATGACCGGGGAAGCTGGCACTCAGAGTATTACACCACCAAGGTCTGGCTTGTGCTCCGGGGGAATGACCGGTGCGTGAACACCGTCGAGGACGAGGAGATGGTGTGGAAGCAGGGAGAGGCATGGAGCCACGATAATCTGATTACGCATTCAGTGCGGAACGACGGCGACTCCGAGCGGATTGTTCTCATAATGTGCTTCAGGAGGGACGAATGATCCGGTCCGTTCTTGAACCGTTCGCCATGGCGTTTCCGGCCGACAATATCCGACATCATTTTGTTGGTCAGGACGATGCGAAGGGCATCTACGCGAAGGAGTTGCGCATTCCCGCCGGCTTCGTTCTGGTGTCTCATGAACATGATTACGACCATCTGAGCATTCTGGCCTCTGGCACCATCCGGCTGATGATCGACGGTGCCACATGGCTTTACCATGGACCGATCGCGCTGCCGATCCGGAAGGGTCAGCCGCACACACTCACCGCGGTAACCAATACCGTATGGTTCTGCATTCACCCGACCGACGAGACTGACGAGGCGAAGGTCGATGATGTGATCCTGTCGAAGGAACTGAGATAATGGTTAATCCTAACCTCCTGTCCGGCAAGCGGCGCCCTCGCGCGGCTTTGTCGGCGACCCAGGAGTAAAGCCGATTCCGTGGGCCGCGGCCGGAGCTGCTATCAGTGCAGTCGGATCGATTGGGGGTTCTCTCCTCGGATCCAATGCTGCCAGTAGTGCCGCAAAGGCGCAGGAGCAGTCGCAGCAAAATTCGCTCGACTGGATAAAGCAGAACTATGGACAGACCCAATCCAACCTTCAGCCTTATATGAGCGGCGGGACTTCGGCGCTTGGCTCATTGCTCAGCCTGTATGGACTACCAGGCGGCACGGCCGGCGGCGGAAGTGCAGGGGGCGCGGTGGGGGCCGGTGGCACTGGTGGGCCTCCAGGGTCCGCTCTGGGAGGAGCCGCCGGGGCGTTTGCTCAGTTCCAAAGCACTCCGGGCTATCAATTCCCGTTGCAGCAAGCAAACCTTGCGACCAATCGCGCGCTCGCCAGTTCCGGCCTCACCGGCAGCCCGGGTGCGATCGGTCGAGATATTGGGCAGTTGAACGCTGGATATGCGAGCCAGGGCTTCAATCAGTATACGAGCGGGTTGACCGGCCTCGCCAGTTCAGGCCAGAACGCGGCTTCATCGCTCGGCAGCATCGGCCTTGGAACCGGAGCACAGATCGGCGCCGCCAATACGAATTACGGCAATGCCGCCGCACAGGGCATCATGAACAGCGCCAGCGCGACCAATCAAGGAATTGGCCAAACCGGCGGCTCGATCGGCAGTGCGCTCAATAATCCATCTGTGCAGAATGGCCTTAGTAACCTTTTCGGAATGGGCCAGTCGTCTTACGCATCACAGATCGCCAATCCCAATACGAACTATAACGCTGCCACGAGTTCATTCATTGGAGCGAATTCGTCCGCCACCAGTCCACTGGCCGCCTCGGACGCCACATTTAGTTTCGGTACATAGATGTCCGGTTCCATCATGCAATTCGCTCCGGTCGCCGCGCCGGATATCGTTGGCCAGGAACAGAAATGGGCCGGGTTGGGGCAGACTCAGGCGCAAACCGGGCTGATCGGGGCACAGGCCGCGCTCACATCCGCACAAGCCGGCGGGATCCCGTCCGAGATCGCGCTTCGGCAGGCTCAGGCCGGGCAAGCTCAGGCGCAAGCGGGGCTGATCGGGGCACAAGCTGGCGCAATTCCGTCCGAAATCGGATTGCGCGGGGCTCAGGCCGCACAAGCGAGTGGAGCAGCGGCGAGTTCTACTGCGACCGCAGCACAAACCGGACAGGATACTTACGCCAAGCGTTTGCAAAACCTCCTGACAGGCTCAGCTATAAATCAGTCAGGTGTGATTGGTCAGGTGCCTCCTCCGCCGGATGGAAGCGGTCCCCGTCTTCCGATCGGCCCAGCGGTCGATCCGTCTGCGGCGCCCTACATTCCGCCCGAGGGCCAAGGCTTGTTGCGTGCCTTGTCACCATCCGAGTCTCCATCGGCGAACGTGCGATATGTGCCGCCGCAGAGCGGACGATCCCCAACATTTGACACGTCGCAGGGCCATCCTGGCGCGGGAGCAGCCGGACTTTACCAGTTCGAGCCAGCGACATGGAAAACGGCGTCGGCTGGCGCTGGCGTAGATCCGAACAACATGAGCCAAGGCAATCAGGATCGCGCCGCATGGTGGCTCGCACAGAAAACCTACAATGATCAAACTGGACAGGATCTCGACACTGACCTCAAAGCTGGTGGTCATGAGGCGCAGATCACTGCCGCCCTTGCTTCTCAGTGGCCGTCCATCACCGGAGGTTCGCAACAGAACAAAACCGGCGAATCGTTCATGCGACGACTTCCTCTGACGGTTGCCCATGAAACGCAGCAAAGTGGGGTAGCCGATCCAGGCGGCCATACGGGACCAGACACGCGCGCCAATGTTCCGACGACAGCGGGCGCCACGTGGCCACAGCCGCCATCAGCATCGACCGCATCCGCTCCAACACCGTCGCCAACAGGCGCAACGCCCATTCGGCCGGTGATGATCCCAGGCATGCCGGGACCCTCTCCTGGCACGCTTGCCATGCAGCCGGGTGGCCTGATGGGATCGCCCGAACAAAGGACTCAGTTCCAAACGCAGCGCGCGAATAATATGGCCACGATCTTCAGCAGTCAGCCGGACGCGCCGACCGGAATTCAGGCGCTGTCGGATGGTGGTTACATCACGCCGGCGCAGAAGCAAACGCTTCTGGCAAATCCAGACAGCGCGCGGAACTTCATCGCCCAGCAACTGCCAATCGCCAATCAGCCGACGCCTGGTATCAAGGCGCAGATCGAGCGCGACACGCCTCTGATGGCCTCCGATCTCTCGAAGAATGAAGCGAATGTTGATGCTGGAATGAAAGCTGCGACCGACCAGTACAATCTACAAAACATCAAGGGAATGGTCGCTGGAACGCCGGATGATCTTCTCGGGGCCGGGAGTGATACCAGACTGGCCATTGCGGCATACGCCAAGGAATTCGGAGGCTCCTGGTCTCAGGGCATAGCCCAGCATTTGACGGGCGTTGGCCCCATGGACGTCTCTCAGCTTCAGGACTTGCAGAAGTCATTCCTGAGCAACGTCATGTCGAACGAACGGACGCAGGGCGTTCAACGTATCGGCGCGATGTCTACCCAGTATTTCGCGAAGGCCAGCCCCTCGATCGACATGACCAAGCCGGCGGTCCAGCAGATCACGAACCTTGGTCAGGTCGCCCAGCAGATGACGCGCGACTTTGCTGACGCCTCCAATGACTTCTATTCGACGCAACGGGACGCCACGAACGACTCTTTGGTCTCGGGACCGTATAAGCGATATCAGCCGATGACGGCGTTGGAGAAGCAGTGGCTGTCTCCGGACTCGCCGCACGGCCCGGATGTCTACGCCGCCGCGGCCAATCTGATGAACGGTATGCCGCCAGCAAAGGCGTTCGCGACATTCGGCCCGGGCACGGACGCTAAGCCGAACCTCGTCAACCGCGCCAAGCAACAAGAGGCGGTGGCTATCATCAAACGGGTTGATCCAAACGGTCTGGCTCACCTTGGTTACCAGGCCGCGCAGTAGTGGCTGACGCGGCAACCACATTCGATCCATTTGCCGCCAACGGCTTTGTCCCGGTCAATGACAATGGACAGAAGCCCGGGCTCTCGCCAGTAATCGATATCGGCGGGGAAACCAACATTGATCCGGCGGCTCAGCCTGGAACGGCCGGCTCTGGCACCATCGCATCTCAGGTCGGCGGCCCGCCGACACCGAACCCGGCGCCGCTGACCGTTCCTCCAGGGACGCCGATACAGCGGATCACGCCAAGAACTGACCCGGTCGAACTCGGTCTCCTCAATGACACGCTGGACGCTTCGCCCGGCGCGCCAGCAGCGCCATCAGCGACGGCGCCTGAACCAACCAAAACGACCGCCTTCGATCCCTTCGCCGCCAATGGGTTTGTCAAGTCTGACACCACTCCAGCGACTGTGCCGGCTACGTCCGAAACATCCACGACGGCGCCGGCTACCGCTCCTCCGACCGATCCCGTCGTCAAAATGCTTGGTGGCCCATATCCGCCATCGACATCGCCGGAGTTCGCCGCGCTTCCGTGGGACCAACGTTTGAAGGCAAGTTTCGTCGATGCTTTTCTGGACCCTGCCAACACACGCCTTGCCGCGGGCCAGTCTGCATCGCATGGCGCTACGATGGGGTACGACGAGGATGCAGTCCCAGCGGTATCGGCCGCGATCGACAGCCTGACAAAGGGCGTTCCTTTCGCTCCGGCTTATGATCAGGCGCGGCAGGAAATGAAGGCGAACCGTATCGCTTTCGAGAAACAGAATCCAGTTACTGGAACCGCTCTTGAGCTTGCCGGCGGACTTGCCTCAACCCCCGTGACCGCTCCGCTGTTCGGCCCCGGCGCGAGTTTTATGGGAGTCGGACGTAATATCATCGCTGGCGCCGGGCTTGGAGCCGCGGCCGGCTTTGGTCAAACCGAAGGGGATACGTCGCAGCGTCTGCAAGGCGCTCGGCAGGGCGCTGAAATGGGAGGCGTTCTATCCGCCGCCGCACCGACGATCGGCGCCGTTGGCACCAGACTGAATACAGCCTTGCGGCCGAACGCGGCAATTGACAACCTGGCGGGCGGCGCGTTGCGAGACGCCGCCGGACTGAGCCCAACCGACGCGGTACCGACGCCAACCCCATCCCCATTGCCGAACATGCCAATCGGTGTGGCTGGTGGCTTCAATTCACCGGGACTCGCCTCGACCGAACGGTTGCTGAACACAACCGACAATACCGGCGCGTTGGTTGAGAGGACTGCGCAGAATCAGGCGATCCAGACGGCAGCGACAGGAACCGTCCCAGGGCTGCCAAGACTGGCCGAACCGGCAACGGTATCCGACGCGGCGACCGAGATGACCAACGCGATGCAGGGCGCACACGGCGTTTTGCGTGATGAAGAACGCCGGCTCTGGACCACACAGCCAATGCAGACCGTGCAACCGGATATCCCAGCAGCGGTGGCGCGGGTGCAGAGGACGATCGGTGGACTTCCGGCGCGCTTCCAAAACGCCATGACGCGCAATGCGGACGTCTACAACGCGTTGCAGGACTTCTATAATCTGCCGAAAAATGCATCGCTGCACGACATGAACTCGGCGCGAAGCGACATCCTCGCCGCCGCGCGCGGGCTGCCGGCCAGCGAGCGGTTTGCCCGCACAGCCGCGACCTCGGCGGGCGACGCGATCCTGGATGCGATCGAAAGCAATCCAGGTCTGCGTGCCAATCCACAGGCCCTCTCCGATTACCGGCGCGCGCGGACTTACTCGCGTCGTCTCAATGACGCGTTCGAAAAGCCGCAATTCCAGGCAATGGTGAACGCACAGCCCGGCAATCGCAAAGGGCTCGACCCGGCGGTGGTCGGGCGCAAGGCTTTCAATTTAACGACAGCGAGTGAGAAAACCCCGGGCGGTGTCAATCATATCCTAGGCATGCTGGATGATCTCAGGCGTACATGGGGGAGCCTCGCCACTGCGAATGCAGGGATGCCATTGCCCGGCTTGAGTCCCGCCGCCGCATTCGGAGCGCGCGCCGAGTTGGCGCAGGGATACCGGAACGTCATTATCAACTCGATGCTCGATGCCGCATCGTCTACGGAGCGTGATCTATCCGGCAAGCCGAACATCATCATGAACCGGCTCTCAGAAACGATCGACAGCAACCGCGGGTGGATCCAGCGTAGTGGCGCGATGTCGCCGGCACAGATGGACGTCGTGGACGCGATACGAGATGCCGCCGTGATGGCCGCGAAGCGTGAGGCTCTACGCGGCGGTCGCGGCAGTGAGACATTTGAGCGTCTGATCGGCGACCGTTATCTGGATGTGTTCCTGGGCCCCGTTCTGAGCCGGGTGCTTCCTCGCGTAGGCGGCGCGATCGGCGGGGCGATTACCGAGCATGTCGCGCCGGGGTTTGGCATTGGCGCGCTGATCGGCATTGAACTGGCGGGCGCTGGCCACAGCACGACAACGGCGCTACAGAGCCTCTATGCGATGCCGCGCGCTGCCCTGCGCCAACGACTGAACGAAGCGATCAGAGATCCAGCCATTGCCGCTGACCTCATGCGCCGTGCGGGTAGCAGCGTCAGTCCTCAGACCAAGCAATGGGCCAGGTCCCTCCTGGCAATGGAACCGGCCGCCACAGCCGCGCGCACGCTTGGTCCAACTCAGGGAGCCACACAATGAAACTGCCATCGATGAAGCCAATGAAGATGCCGATGCCGCCCGGCGGTCGCGCACTCGAAGCCGGCCAGAAAGTGCTTGCTGCGTTCGCACACCATGCCCCGGCGAACATGAGGCTGAACCCACGCATGGACCGGCCAGGGAAGCCGAGCGGCCCGCGCAACGGATGAGCGCCTTATGGTTCGTCCTGACGCTCGGGACAGCATGGGCCATGATCAGACTCCGTGTTGACCCCACACAGGGCCGCCAGGAAGACCGTCAGATCGCGGAACGTGAGCGGCTAAGAGCCCGGCATTATCCACACCTTTGATCGGCTGGTGTAAGTCGGAGTTTCTGTCTACGATGACGCACGGGCCAGCAGCCCAGCTATTCATCTGGAAGCGCTGGCATGGCTATTGGTGTTCGGTATTATACGCCCGACGCGTTTGAGATCACGCCAACCGGTGTGCCATACGCCGCTGCTCGGCTGTTCTTCTACCTGACCGCGACAGCGACGCCGCAGGACACGTTCCAGGATGTGGCCCTTACGACGCCCAACACGAACCCGGTTGTAGCCGACGCCAACGGTCGGTTCGGCAGCATCTTTCTCGGTACGACAGAAGCCTATCGGGTCCAGTTTTGGACGCCGTCCACAACCGATGATCCGACCGGCGCGCAGATTTGGTCCTTTGATGACGTCGGGCCGGCGGCGGGCGGCGCGGTCACCAATGTCGCCGGCATCGTTGGCGAAGTCCGTCAGTTCGCCGGCATCTCTTCGGCGATCCCGGCAGGATGGTATCAGTGCTTCGGCCAGGCGGTCAGTCGCTCGACCTATTCCGCGTTGTTTGCCGCGATCGGAACGACATGGGGCGTCGGCGACGGATCGACGACGTTCAACGTGCCTGACCTACGTGGTCGCGTGACGGTTGGGCTCGACAACATGGGAGGCACGCCGGCGAACGTCGTGACAGCAGGGGTCTCGGGGATCGCAGGCACCACGCTGGGCGCGCACGGCGGTAATCAGGCGCTGCAAACCCACACGCACGCGCTCAGCGATCCGACCCATACGCACGCCTATACGGACCCTGGCCATGCCCACGTGATCCAGACCGTGACGAATGGTGGCGGGACACCGATCGGCGAGGTCACAGGCGTGTCGGGAGCGTCAGCCCCGAATGGCACCACCCAAACGGCTGTGACCGGCATCACCATCACCGCGGCGGCGACCGGCATCACCATATCGAACACGGGAGCCGGATCGTCCCAGAACATGCCGCCGGCAGCTATGGTCTACAGCATAATTTACGCAGGCGTCTGAGGAGGGACTTCCATGTCTATTGGACTGCTGTTTTGGATTTTGATGGTGCTTTGGGTGGTCTTGTGAACACTCCGTCAGCTAAAGCAGACGGCTTCTCAGGCAAGCTATGCGGCAATCCGCTGGCTTGGCGCCTGAAGGCTAGTTCCTGGCCCGAAGTTCGCCCGCATGAGCACGATGCGCGCAGCCGCTACGTCGCGGTCGGCATGATACCCGCAGTCGCAGGTATGCCGCCGATCGGCGAGCGTCTTACGTCGGATCGTGCCGCATTCAGGACACGTCTGGCTTGTGCCGCGAGGACTGACCAGTTTGAGCACGCCACCAGCATTTTCGGCTTTGTAGGCGATCTTCTGGACGAGACTGTTCCACGCGGCGTTATGCACGGACTTGGCGAGCATTCCCGCCGCCAGTCCTTTGATGTTCAAGTCCTCCATTGCGAGGTGCGAGAAGCGGTCTACCAGCGACCGGGACAGCTTATGCGACGTATCCCGCCGTTGATTGGCCGTCTTGGCGCTATGTCGGGCAACCCGCAGCTTGGCCTTTGTGAGTCGCTTACTGCCACGCTTGCAGCGCGAGACGGCACGTTGCAGCCGGCGCAACCTCTTGGCGGCGGCTCGCGTATGCTGCGGTGTCGGCACGGTCTCGCCATTGGACAGCGCCACCAGAGACGTGAGGCCAAGGTCGATACCGACCGGGGTGAACGGCCGCTCTATCGGTTCGGCATCGGCCAGCGTGATCTGGAAATAAACATACCATTTACCGCACGAGCGGCTGATGATGGCCGCGCCAACCTTGGCCCCCGGTGGCAAGTCGCGGTGCCAGCGGACCTTGATTTCGCCCGGTATGCCGACCATGCCGAGGCGCTTGCTCTTGCGGATCGTCAGGCCATCACCGACCCGAAAGTCCGCACTGTCGAACATCGACTTGGCGCGGAACCGAGGGAGGCCAGCTTTTCCGCCCCTCTTGACCCGACCGAAGAACGCCGAGAACGCCCTATCGAGACGGCGCAACACCTGCTGTTCGGCGGAGAAGCTGTATCCCGCCAAACGCTCATCCGCGACGCGGATGGCCTTCAATTCGGCGGCCTGATTGCCGTAACGCAGGTTGATCCCGCGACGCTGGTAGGCTTCAATCCGCTGTTGCAGACAGGCGTTGTACAGATCGCAGAACGCGCCGAGCATGTCGGTCAATGCGGTTTCCTGCGCGCCCGTAGTGAACAGGCGAAACTTGAAGCTGCGGACCTGGGGCGTTACGATTTGGTCA